TACCAAAGTTTGTATTACTAGCACGTGTTCCTACACTATCGTTTGTGTAGTTTCCTAGATCACTAACTGGTACTCGTGCCAATGTAGCCAATGTGCTTAAAGTTGCATTTGGGTGTTGCTGAGCTAGTTGATTCATTCTAGCGGCTTTTGCTGGATCGTATCCTGCCATAACTTCTCCTATAGTGTTATTTATGGTAACTAAAAACGGCTAAGATAATGATTGACAACCCCTGTGTTTCGTGTATAATAAGTACTAGTATAAGGAGAATTACTAAATGGCAGTGTTTAAAGCACCAAGAAAAGTTAACTATCTTAACAACAGAGATATCCTCAAAGAGATTCACAAGAGCAAGAGCACTTACTGTTCGTTTCTTGAAAAAGAATATGCACAGTTTGACATCATTGTTCCTAGCGTTGATAAGATTAATCAGCGTAGTGTTGCACAAGCAAGACGTAATAAAGCAGACAGGATCAAGAGAGAAACTGGTGAAGTTGTTGATCCAACAAAACTAAGCAATCAAGAACTGGTATTTCGTGTTACCTGTTGGGAACATATTCCAATGGTTCCAAAGAAACTAACAAAAGCACAGAAAAAGAAAAAGAGCAAACTTGAAGAACTACTAGAGATGGACGATGTTAATATCGAAGATGATGGTTTACAAGAACTTATTTCAGATACAAAACAAGATCTTAACTATGTTAAACTAAACTTTCCTCCTTTCTGGCACTACATGATTGATGATAGTAAAGTTCCGCATATAGTTGGCAAAAGTCACTGGATTGGTGGAATGGAAAACGGATACTTTTCAAAAGAACACGGCAAGATGACAGATAAACTAGCACACATGTTTATCAAACTTTGTGAACGTTATGCTACACGTAGTAACTGGCGTGGATACACCTACAATGAAGAGATGCGTGGTACTGCATTGTTACAACTCAGTCAAATTGGATTGCAATTCAATGAAGACAAAAGTCAAAATCCGTTTGCTTATTACACTGCGGCGATTACAAACTCGTTTACCAGAGTGCTAAACATCGAAAAGAAAAGCCAAAACATACGTGATGATATACTAGAACAAAACGGATTGAATCCAAGTTGGACAAGACAGTTTAACAACTCACCAGATGCAAAAAAACTACAACCAGATTTAGCAACTAAAAAATAAATCATGCATGATTTTCCGAGAACACATATTTCATTTGCAGGTGGATCATACGGACACTATTTGAAATGGATACTGTATAGTCTATTGATTGACGAACCTCTTGTTGCACCATGGTTTGAATCAACAAGTCATAATACAGGTTACATAAGCGAATATGCAAAAAATTCTTGGTTGTTTAATAGTGGCACTATTAATGATATGTGTCACACTCCAAAAGATGTTGCAGATAGTAAGTATAAAGTAACACTTGGACACCCAACAATGGGATTTGACGATCCAGGGTGTGTTGCAGGCGTAGATAAAATATCAGCAATAGTAGACCGTGTATTGATTCCTTATATTGATCATAAAACTTATCTATTAGGTATACATAATTCCTTGTACAAACAATTTTCCAGTATCTATGATGCACTAGACTATATTGATAGAGGAGATTTACAAAAAGGATGGGGATTTGACACATCGCAACATCTAAGTGCCTTACCAAAATGGATATTTAGAGAACATCATAGTCTAAATGTTTTTAACAGCTGGGAAGATCAATGTGGGTGGTTTCTTCCAAATCACCTAAGCAAATCAAATTGTAAATTTGTTTTTATCAGTGATTTGTTTTATAACTTCTTACCTACTGTTGAGCAGATAAGAGAATTCTTAGGTGTAAAATGGATACGTGATCCACAAAACCTATTGGGTTTTCATAAAACAAATGTTAAAAAACAAAATTATAAAGACCAAGATGTATTGGCATCACAGATTCTTAATAGTATCGTTGATGGTAACAACTTTGAATGGAATGCCTCAGACATTACAATACACACTGAAGCATATATCCAAAGAGCTTTACAACACCAAGGTATTCTGCTAAAATGTAATGGACTAAATGTGTTCCCAACGTCAACTAATGCACTTATTGAGGTATTTGAATGAGCAGACTATTTAAAAAAGCTCTAGTATTCACAGACATACACTTTGGCATGAAAAGCAACAGTATCATGCACAATCAAGACTGTGAAAATTTTGTAGAATGGGCAGTGCAACAGGGCAAGATACACAACTGTGAAACTGCTATATTCATGGGTGACTGGCATCATCATAGAGCAAGTTTGAGTTTACAAACCATGAGCCACAGTCTAAGAGCATTGGAAAATCTTTCACGTAGTTTTGACATAACCTATTTCATAACTGGCAATCACGACTTGTACTACAGAGACAAACGTGACATCTACAGTTTTGAATGGGCAAAGCACATTCCTAATCTAAAGATATGCAACGACTGGTTTGAACAGGATGATGTTATACTTGTTCCTTGGCTGGTTGGAGATGATCACAAGCAGATCAAAACTGCAAGTGCTCAGTACATGTTTGGACACTTTGAACTTCCGCACTTCAAAATGAATGCTATGGTAGAAATGCCCGATCACGGAGAGATCAAAAGCGAACACTTCCAGCAGTATGGCACAGTGTTTAGTGGACACTTTCATTTACGACAACAAAAGAACAACATAAACTATATTGGCAATGCATTTCCGCATAACTTTAGTGATGCTGGCGATGATCAACGTGGTTGTATGATACTTGAATGGGGAAAAGAGCCTGAATATATCTCTTGGCCAGATCAACCGTTATACAAAGTGTTGGACCTTTCTCAGGTAATTGACTATGCAGATACAATATTAAAACCAAACATGCATGTTAGAGTAAACTTGGATATTGAGATATCTTATGAGGAAGCAAACTATATCAAAGAACAGTTTGCAACCAAATACAAACTGCGTGAGATGGCACTTATTCCAAATAAACGCAGTGCATTAGAAGAAGAACTGCAACCTGGTGATATAAAATTTGAAAGCGTTGACCAAATTGTCACAGAGCAGATTATAAACATTGATAGTGAGTTTTATGACAATAAACTGTTACTGGAAATTTACCAATCGCTATAGACTATTTACAATTTAGAATGTATAATAACATATGATTCAAATTAAAGACCTTACGGTAAAAAACTTTATGAGTGTAGGTAATGCTACACAAGCAATTAACTTTGATCGACAAGACCTTACACTGGTACTTGGAGAGAATATTGACTTAGGTGGTGATGGTTCACGTAACGGAACAGGTAAAACCACTATTATCAATGCACTGAGTTATGCACTCTATGGTGAAGCACTTACAAACATACGTCGTGACAATCTCATAAACAAAACCAATTCAAAAGGCATGATGGTTAGTTTAGACTTCTGTATTGGTGAACAGTGCTATCGCATTGAACGTGGACGCAAGCCCAATGTACTAAAGTTCTACATAAACAACAGTGAACAAGAAGCAGATGACTATGCACAAGGTGATAGTAGAGAGACGCAAGGTGCTATACTTAAACTATTGAGTATGAGTCACACCATGTTCAAGCATCTTGTGGCACTAAACACCTACACTGAACCGTTTTTAAGTCTAAAACAAAACGATCAAAGAGAGATCATTGAGCAACTGTTGGGTATCACACAACTTAGTGAACGTGCTGACAAGATCAAAGAACTAAGCAAAATTACTAGAGATGATACCAAACAAGAAGAAATGAATATCAAAGCATTGCAAACTGCCAATGATAAGATTGGTGAACAAGTGCAAGCACTCAAACGCAGACAAACACTGTGGATGAACAAAAAAGCAGAAGATGTTAAGAAGTTTGAAACTGCTATTGATGATCTTGCCCATGTGGACATTGAAGCAGAACTAGTTGCACACACTGAACTTCTTACATGGACTGAATTAAATAACACACAAACACAGTTACAAAAAGACATTGCCGCACTGAACGCACAGGTTACTAGAGCAGAAAAAGATGTTACAAGAACTAAAAAAGCAGTAGAAAGTTTAGAATCAGGTACTTGTGGCAGTTGTGGACAGAGTGTTGATCATATGGAAACACATCAACAACATGTGGCTAAAGCACAGGAGGAATACAATGGGTCAAGTAATTTCCTTAGCGAAATACAGGACGGAATCTCTGCACTCAAAGCAGATAAGAAAGAGGTCCCAGCGAGACCAAGAGTTTTTTATGATAGCGTGTCTGATGCACACAATCATAGATCAACTTTATCCTCACTTGAAACACAGTTACAAAGCAAGAAAGCCGAAAGCGATCCTTACACTGATCAAATAATAGAAATGCAGACAACTGCTGCCACTGAAATATCCTATGACAAACTAAACGATCTTACTAGACTACATGATCATCAGGACTTCCTGTTGAAACTGCTAACAAACAAAGATAGTTTTGTACGTAAACGTATTATTGATCAAAATCTAAGTTACTTGAATTCAAGACTAACACACTATTTGGATAGAATAGGTTTGCCACACACTGTAATATTTCAAAACGATCTCACTGTAGAAATACAAGAACTTGGCAGAGATTTAGACTTTGATAACTTATCCCGTGGCGAACGCAATAGACTTATTATCAGTATGAGTTGGGCATTCCGTGATGTTTGGGAAAGTTTGTATGGTGCAATCAATCTGTTGTTTATTGATGAGATGATAGATTCAGGCATGGATACATCAGGAGTTGAAGCTGCACTTGCACTACTTAAGAAAATGGCAAGAGAACGTAGCAAGAGTATTTGGTTGGTATCGCACAAAGACGAACTAGCAGGGCGTGTTAACAACTTGCTCAAAGTGGTTAAGGAAAATGGTTTTACCAGTTACAGTACGGATATAGACATAGCATGATAACTATTTGAATGATATGGTTGTATAAAAACAAAGAAGTTACTGAAATTCCTGCAGAGTTTATAGGATTTGTATATTTAATTACAAACACAACCAACGAAAGAAAGTATATTGGAAAAAAGCTCACACAGTTTAAACGCACTAAGAAGCCACTTAAAGGAAAAGTAAACAAACGTAGATACACTGTCGAAAGCGATTGGAAAGACTACTACGGAAGTAGTGATGAACTAAGTGCAGATGTAGAACTATTAGGAAAAGACAAATTTAAACGTGAAATACTGTTTTGGTGTAGTAGCAAAAGCGAACTTAGTTACATCGAAGCAAGAGAACAATTTACAAACAAAGTACTAGAATCAAAAAGATGGTACAACGGACATATAAGGGTGCGTGTACACCAAAAAGGAATACTTAAAGAATGAAACAATTATGGTTAGGAAGCCAAGAAGAATATCTTGCTAACATTGCAAAGTTTGTTGATCAAAACAGTTTATTAATCGAAGATCATAATTATGCTACTTGGTTACAAAGCAGTCAAAGTGGTTATACAAGCCTAGCAGATTTATCAGATGCACAGACTAAAATATGGAATTGCATTATTGCCAGCAATAAAGTACATTATTGTCCTCCTAAAGATTGGAATGATGATAACCTACATACAGTAAATGATAGATATATTTTAGAACCATTAATAATTTACGGAAGCAATTTTACAAGCACTACTGGGCTAGAGTATGTAAACAGCTCTCACTGCACAATTCCAAAAATTAAACCAAGAGTCAGCAAACAACAGCAATTATGGATAGCGGGTTGTAGTTTTAGCCAAGCAATCGGTGTAAGTGAAACAGAAAATTACGGATACTTAATAGGAAAATATCTTAACCTGCCAGTAACTAACATTGCCAGACATGGAAGTGATATTTGTTGGTCAGCTGATCAGATACTTAGAAGTGATATTGTTGCAGAAGACATTGTTGTCTGGGGAATAACACACTGGGACCGTTTAACTTATGCTTTTGAAGGTAAACTAGAATTTATTAACCCAAGAATCAATACAGATAGAGCAAATAAATTAAACTTTTCACAATACAAATTAGAAAATATTCACAGAAAATCAGAAAATAACCTTCACAAACAATTGTCTTCAATACTACAAGTAGAAAATTTTTGCAAGAAAGTTGGAGCAACACTAAAGTGTTACAATATGTTTCCTAAAAATAATGCCATTACACGTTTTCTATCAAACAAGTCTTACAACATCAGCAGGCATTATTTCCTTGATTTTGAGACCTTGCCAGAAAAACTTTTAGATGTTGGAACTGATAATAGTCATCCAGGTCCACTAACACACCAAATGTACGCAAAAGAAATATTAAAAACTTTACAAATTTAACACAATGCTTTATTATAGACATAAATTTACTACATACATTATACTCGCATAAACAGTTATGCACAGGCACATTCAGAGCAATGCTCAAATCACTTAATACATAATTTCCCAGCTAACATGACATCGTTTGATCGAGATAGCTCGATCCACCTTGAAGTCTGCCAACGCAAGTTGTAGCCGTCAGAACTGGTGCGTCAAAGGATATAGCTAACTATAGGCTAGAATGACATGGGCTCTGTGAAACAGATACAACCCATACGTTTGTATACTTTGTTCGAAGGGGTATACCAAACGCTCCGTTGTGAGACAAGGCTAGAGTAAGGGGTACAGCACAACCGCCCCTGTTGCAGTAATGCAAATCTCTTTATTCGTATGACTGGATAACTCAGATGAGAACCAAAGGTTACACTTGCCCGTAGTAGGGCAAGTATGACTAAACTATCTAGATGAGGACTTCTAAAATAGTGTTACTGAGTGTTAACGAAGTAACAGATGTCTTTAGACATCTAATTTAGATACAAAAAAATAGCACTATAAAAGTGCTATTGTTTAATATTGGATAAGAGTTTTAGAGTACGTCTGGATAATCTCGATAGAGGAAATGTTGTATTGTCTCAACATCTACCCATTGATTGAAACCCACATGTTCTGTTTCGATATCATCAACATTTTGAACTACGTGGGTCATTGCATCGTCTAGGGCTTGCATATTTTCAAATTCCATGTCAATTCTAAATTCAGGCAAATCCATACTGCGAAAACCCAACTTCATGCGAGTAATTCTATAGCTGTGCATGGTTGGCAACTTATCTAAAAAAAGTTTCATATTGGACACAAATGTACGTGCATCAATACCTTCTTTTACATCGGCATAAATTGTGTAAACATCCATTATTTTCTTGCTCCTAGAATCTCAAATCCTTCAATTTTTGTTTTGTATGGATCCGCTTCTCCCAAGTAAAGGTAATCAAATCCACGTTGTTTGTATACTGCACATTCGTTACGCAAGCTCTTGATACCAAGTCTCAAATTTGGATTGGCATAATTCCATGCAAACTGTATTGCTTCTACGTTCTTATTATTATAACATCTTAATAGACTAAAAGCAACCAGTTTTTCTTCTTTGTCGTAATAACCAAACACTTCGTTTTTGTCGTCATAGTACTCCTCATCAAATATTGGCATCACACTTTTAAATTTTTTGTGTTTACAATAGGCATTGTAAATTGCTTCAAGTGTGTTTGGAACTACTGGAGGAAGTTTTATTTTCTTGTATTCGGGTATTACTTGATAATTTGTTTTGCTTAGATCAATTCTTGCGTATATCATTTTCTTGGGTCTCGTCTATGTGCAAACACGTCTTGTAAATACTCTTCATCCCAACCATCATAGTAACCTTTGGCTGCAAGCAATCTAGCGTGTTCATTTAGTTTTGTTTTGTCTTGTAGCAGTACAAGTGCATACTTACCCATGTTGAAACACACACCGTTTTGTTCTTCAACAGTATCAGGATGGTCAGCAAGTGCTAGTAGATTACGTTTGGTAAATCCTTTTGAAGTATTCATAACATCAACAACAAAATTAAAGTATGCATCATCGTACTGTGCAGGAGGATAAGCATATATGATTACATCATTCTTGCCCATGTACTGCTTTTTTGCAAACATAAACAGATCACGTTCTAGGTCATCGCCTAGCCTCACATCATACTTGTTTCGCAGTCTTGCCTGCCGGGCAAACGGACAGGGAGGAAAGTTTCCCAGTGCAGGGTGCGGAACTTCAACAAAGTTAACCAACCACTGTTCGATGTCTGCTTTTACTTGATCAATTACCAAAAGTCTCGTCCGGTTTTCTTTGCAGTCTCTAAATTGTCAGTGATAATTTTATTGATTGCTTCTCGTTCTTGACTGCCCATATTAACAATCTCAGTGTATGTAACACCGCCTCGCATGTACCAGCACATTTTTAATAGGTTTTCTTTCAGGCTCTTAACCTCTTTGTCCATGTCATCAATGATTTTTTCAATCTGATCTGCCGTGGACGTTAAGAGCCTTATCCGAAAAAATTTGCAACATTCATTGTAAATGGAGTCTTGTATTCGTGTTTGCAATCATTGCACACAATCTGTAGAGGTTCCATGTCACCTGTTTCTCTAATAGCAGTAATTTTTTCTCTAATCTTTTCAAAATCTTTGGTTGGACAGTTTGCAAGATATTCTGCTATGTAACTTCTGTCAACTACAATATTGTCTCCAGACTTGATCATGCTAATACTATCTGCTAAAGCAGTAAGCGTAAGTCTGCTGATATTACCAAATGCTTCTGTTAATATTTTTAGTTTTTCTTCTTCACTGATTTCCAGTGTTGGAATGCTTTCCATTGTCTTTTGGTCTTCAAACTGTGCAGTATTGTTATCGTTTTGTTCTTTAAAAGTTAAAGGTTTAAAATGTATTTCAACATCACCAAACACAACTGGTTTAGTAAAATCTGCTTTTCTAATTCTTTCCATAATTTCTCTAAGATCAAGTGCTAGGTCGTTCTGTTCTTCACATTCTGGACACCTACTTGTAAATTCCATTTCATGACCGTATGTTGCTAATCTTATTGCAATCAACACAGTGTCAAGATCTTGTGTGCTTATTCTCGAAGCATCCTTGAACAACGGTATACAACTCTTAATAACAGTTACAACCGCTTCACCATTAAACAGTGCGTCAGCAGTACGATAGGTTATCTCATCAAGTGCAGTCATTGGGTAAACAGGTATTTCACCGTTTTCGGGCATTGTGATTATAGAATCATCATACCAAGCACCTTCACTAGGTAATTTGATATAGATTGATGGCTGCCTAAAGTGTTTTGCAAGAGGATTTCCAGCTGGTGTCACTACCGGTGTTGCTATCGGTGCTGGTGTTGCTATCGGTGCAACTGGTTGTATTGGTGCGCCTGGTTGTATTGCCATGTTTTTTCCTACCATAAATATAGTTGTATATGTACTTATACACCGTAAAAACAGGTAAAAATTAAATGGCCGACGAAGAACAAGAACGACTACTGCAACAGATACTGCAAGCACTACAAGCATCTGGTGGCCGTAATGACAGCCCTGACATGGAAAAAGCCAAAAAATCTTTGCAAAAATTTGTTACTGAAACAAACAAAGGCACTACCCAAGAAGGCAAACGTCAAAGTCTTGTAGGCAAAGGCATGAGAAACGCTCAAAAGCAGTTAACAGGTGCTTTGAATGTAGCAAAGTCTTTGGAATCTGCTAGTAGTGCAATGCGTGAAAATAGAGAAAGTTTTTCAAGTTTAAACCCAACAATTGAGCTAGCCGGTGCAGCTATATCTGGTATGGGAAAACTTACTGGAGCTGCTGCTGAAGCAATGGGTGGTCTAGCAGGAGTAATACCTGTAGTTGGCACAGGAATAGGTGGTGCTATAAAAGGACTAGGTAAATTTGCAGCAGCGGCTGCTGATATGGCCTCCACAATAGTTACAAAAGTTGGTCCAATGTTCACGGCTGAACTTGATAGGATTTCAACTGCTTTTAGAACTGCGGCAGCTTCGGGTGCAGTTGGCGCCGACGGTATGAGTGGATTGGCCAAAAATGCAATCAATGCTGGATTGAGTTTTGATAGTTTTGCTAAGACCATGAGCAAAGAAGCAAACAATCTTACGTTTGCATTTGGTACAAGTGCAGATGCGGCCAAAGGTTTAGCAGATACATCAAAGGCAATGAGACCTTTTAGACAGAACCTAATGAACTTGGGTGTAGGAGTTGAACAACAAAATGAATTAACTGCCAAATACATAACATATCAACAGAGAATGGGCAGAAACGAAATAGGAAACAGTCGAGCATTAGCCTCTGGATCCAAAAATTATATCAAGAACCTATCAGAACTTTCTAGGTTAACAGGCAAAAGCATTGACGAAACGCAAAAAGGCATTGATGCCACGATGTCAGATGTTAGAGCCGGAGCAAGCATACGTTTGATTGAAAAGAAACTTGGTGGCGAAAGAGGTAAAGACGCAGCCAGACAAGCTCAGGGTGTGATTGAGTTTATGCGTACTACCAAAGGACTTGAGAAAACTGCTGAAGGATTTGGTGATGCACTGAGTGGTAACTCAGGTACAGAAGCTGCAAAACAGTTTGAACTGCAATTTGGTACTGCAGGTAAAGAAGTAGTTCAACTGATGAAGAGTGGACAGATCACTAGAGATGAAGCTCTAACCAGATTGCAAAAAGCCAGTAACGAAAACTACAACAAAGTAGGCGGAGACGAATTTGCGTCCAGAGTTGGTAAAATGGGAACTGTAATGGAAGGTGTTCTTCCAGGTTTTCAAGCGTTTAACCAGTTAAAGGACTTTGGAGCGGTATCAGGCAAGGCTGCACAACAAACTACTGCCTTGATGAACACACAAGACGGACTTACAAAGAAGATAGTTGGTGCCCAAGAATCAATGATAAAGACTGCGACTGAATTAGACAAGTTTGCACTTGCAGTAACACTGCCGGCTGCGGCAGCAACAATCGAAGGTTTTGTAGATATTCAACTGAAAATGACCAAGAAAATGGTTGAGTATGCACAAATTATGCAGGTAGACGGCATAGACGGTTTAGCAAAAAAATTCAAAGATGATGCTAAAGAAGGAGCCGGAGCACTTGCTGATGAGGCAAAAAACTCTATTTCAGATGCAAGCGGTAGTGATATCGGTGGTACAATTGGCATGACTGCTGGTGCAGGCATAGGTTTTATTCTCGGAGGTCCAATCGGACTTGCAGTTGGTTCATACATTGGTAAAATGGCTGGAGAGTCTTTTGGAAAATTATTTGAAAGTGATACAAAACCAAAACTTAAAGGTAAACATGCCACTGGTGGTGCTGCAGAAGCAGGCATGGAATATCTGGTTGGTGAGAACGGTCCTGAAATACTGAAAATGGGAAAAACCAGTGGAGTGGTTATACCGGGACAACTGGGTAATGCAGTACCAGGAAGAACTCCGGGTACTTTTGATGTAAAACTAGGCGATGGAACAAAAGTAACTGTTGACGCCAAAGGCAATGAATTGCACAGGACTATGGCAGGCATAGGTGGACTAAGCATGAGTAGTTTTGCAGATGGATCTGTATCTGGAAGTTACACCAGTACACAAGGACAGGTTGCAATGCGACAAGACTATGTTGGTGGTGCTGGTGTCAGTGGTGATGGTCTTGGCGGAATGTACAATTCTGGAACCAGCATAAGAAGTGGTCCGTTTAGCACGTATCAATCTGGCAAAATGGGTGCCAACGAAGGCATAGCGTCTACAAGTTATAATATAGGTGATGGACAAACTATAAGTGCTCAATCAGCTGCAGGAGGTGGACGATTTGATGCACTAGGACAACTGCGTTCAACTGCCGGTCCTACTAACCGAATAGGCGATAAAGGTGGCATGCAATTAGATACTGATGCATTAGCGGCACAACAACAAGGTGGACCTCCAGGTGCTCGTAGTCAAGTTATGGAAGCTGGTAATGAAAAGTTGGTTGCAATCATGGAGGCAATGTTAGGCGAACAAACGAAAACTAACAGACTCCAAGGTGAACAATTACAAGCCACTCGCAACAACTGATAAATACAGTTTAATAAAGAACACATTGGAAAATATATGTCCTGGAAAAAGTACTTCAAAGCAGTTGGATCCACTGGAGGTCAACTTAGTCCTATAAGCGGACAAACACAACGTGGTCCAAGTTATGGATCAGGTGGATCAGGCGGACAGTTTGGTTTTAAAAACTATCAAAGTCATTTACCAGAAGTCTACTCTGGACACCCCAACAGAATTGAACGATACAATCAGTACGAAAACATGGACTGTGATAGTGAAGTCAATGCATGTTTAGATATACTTGCTGAATTTTCAACACAAGAAAACGACAGTAATAAAACACCTTTTGAAGTGCAATACACAGATAAGCCAACTAACAATGAAATAGAAATTATACGTACACAGTTAAAACAGTGGACAAAACTAAACAAATTGGACCAACGTGTGTTTAAGATGTTTCGTAATGTTTTAAAGTACGGCGATCAAGTGTTCGTAAGAGATCCAGAAACATTTGAAATGTACTGGGTTGACATGACCAAGGTGGTTAGAGTTATTGTAAACGAAAACGAAGGCAAACGACCTGAGCAGTATGTAATACGTGACATAAATCCCAACTTCCAAAATTTAAGCATCACTGCAAAGAACACAACTGACTATGGAACTGGAATCAATTCTGGAGAAATAATTGGTACTGGCGGCAGTGCTATGGGAGGATCAAACTACACTGTACCAAATGCTCCTGCTGGAGCAAGCAGATTTGAACACACTGTGAATGAAACTGTGATTGATGCAAAGAACGTAGTGCATCTTGGACTTAGCGAAGGTTTAGACTTTTTCTGGCCTTTCAGTCAAAGTGTTCTAGAAATGATATTTAAAGTGTTCAAGCAAAAAGAACTGCTTGAAGATGCTATATTAATATACAGAGTACAACGTGCTCCAGAACGTAGAGTGTTTTACATTGACGTAGGTAACATGCCATCACATCTTGCTATGCAGTTTGTTGAGCGTGTTAAAAACGAAGTTCATCAAAGACGAATACCAAATCAACAAGGTGGACAACAACAAACAACAATGGATACAACATACAATCCGCTTAGTATTAACGAAGACTACTTCTTTCCGCAAACTGCAGAAGGTAGAGGATCAAAAGTTGAAACACTACCGGGTGGAGAAAATTTAGGACAAATTGATGACCTGAAGTATTTTAACAACAAGATGTGTAGAGGATTGCGTGTACCAAGTTCATACTTGCCTACTGGTCCTGATGATTCAGATCGTCCGATGAATGATGGGCGTGTTGGTACTGCACTTATACAAGAATACAGATTCAATCAATACTGTGAAAGATTACAAAGACAAGTAATACTAAAACTAGACGACGAATTTAAAATGTTTATGCGTTGGAGGGGCTTCAACATAGACAGTGGATTGTTTAATATCAAGTTTAATCCTCCACAAAACTTTGCAAGTTACAGACAAGCAGAACTTGACACAACAAGAATACAAGCATTTAGTGCATTAGAGCAGTTGCCATATATGAGCAAGCGTTTCCTTATGAAACGCTACTTGGGATTAACTGATGATGAATTACAAGAAAACACAGAGAACTGGGAAGAAGAAACAGGACAACCAATTGAAACTGAACCAACTGGCAGTGATTTACGTACTGTTGGTGTAAGCCCTGGAGACTTTGAAGGTGATGTAAGCATGGGCGATGCAGTTGCTGGCGAAGAAGCGGCAGCAGTAGATCCAGCAATGGGCGGTGAACAGATTGATGTAAATGTTGACGTGCCTGCAGAAGCGCCTCCTGTATAAATACTATTATGAAACTATTTGAATTTTATGAAGCACCTGCTGAAGGTTACCAAGATCAAGAAGCTGATAACAGTGTACCAGAGCTCGGCGAGTTGCGTAAGACAAAACTTACACTAAAGCAAATATCAAAGTTGCGTAAGATGTACGACCTGCGAAACTTTGAAAAGCAAACAGACTTGAAGAAAGTACAAGCACAGTTTGCTCCTCCACCTGCACCAATGTAGATTAGCGTAGAAAATTATTCGTTTTCTACCACTTTTACCCCTATAAACTACTAGTTTTTTAACTTTCTTGTAAGTACTATACTGAGACATACTTAGAAGGAATATTTTTATGAACAAATTTGAACAACTAATTGAATTCGTTATCAACGATGACGAAAAGAAAGCAAAAGCACTTTTCCACGAGATAGTCGTTGAGAAGTCAAAAGACATATACGAAGAGATTATGTCTGAAGAAGAAATTACAGAAAAGAAACAAGGTTATAAGGACCGTGAAGATGAGCATTTAGGTGCCAAAGACGGTGCCGAGTCAGGCAAGAAACAATCCATGAAAGATCGTAGAGATGATGAAATGGGTAAGATGGGAAAGCGTGACAAAGATAACGACAACGATCAAAAAATTGATGAAACAGAAATTGGTGGATCACAAGTTGACTCTTTGATTGATGAAGTCGAAGCTGAAGAGCAAGGCGTCAGAATGGAAGACGATGAAGAAGAAATTGAAATGATTGACATAGACGTTGATGATGACGGTGACGAAGAGTTAGAAGACCGTGTAGTAGATATCGAAGACAAATTAGACGAACTAATGGGTGAATTCGAAGAGCTAATGGGTCAAGTTGACGACAACAGTGACGACATTGACGGCGAGCAAGATGAGATTGATGACATTGATAGCGATACTGACATGGAGCAGGACGAGATTGATGGAATGCAAGATCAAATGGACGAGCCAATTGATGTAAATGTTG